ACCACCACCGGTAAGACCGGCGCCAGCAATTACTTCTTCAATGTCACCACCAAGGCTTTCCCAAGCTTGAGTAGAGGCATTAACGCAGACATAGATCTCGTTGTCGGCAGTGTTGAAATAGATCTGACCCAGTACAGCACCGCTGGGGGCAGAAGCAAGATTTTGAATGGCTGCATTCTGTAGCTCATTCTTGCTGAGGTTAATACTGGATAGGTACTTGATAGCCATGATTCTGTTTAGTTAAAGTAAGCCTTTCCGGAGAAAGCGCCTGCGAAGGTTAGGGTTATGTTGTTATCGTCTGTATAAGTTATCTCTCCGTACACCACGTCGTCCGCTGAGTCTACAATCACAACAGAAGGTTTCTTACCTAAGTTGTGAGACACGGTCCACGTAGCACTTGGAGTGTTTTGTATGTGAATGTAGTTCTTGTCTCCGCCGCCTTTTAAGCCAGCGATATCAATGGCGTTCTGTACCGGCTGCTGAGCAACAGTGGTCTTATTGTAGCCAGTCTGTTTTGGACTGATTACTACGGTATCCCCAGACTTTACTGTTATATTGCTCATACTGATACATCCTCATTAACAGTGAATTTTCCGTACATCCACGTAGTCACCACAGCGCCTTGTGCGCTCTGTAAATCATATACGTATACACCCCCGCTAATTGCCGCCATCACAGAGGCAGAGGAAGTGATCGTAAGTACTCCAGCGTTGGTTCCGCTGAAGCCAAAGTCGTTAGCACTGTCGTCGTTAGAATCGCCATCCAGCGTAGCTGAAGTTGACGTATCTGTCTCACGAACCTGCATCATCCAGTTGTAGCCGGACGACAGGTCAATAGCAACCCCGTCCTCATCTTTGAAGGTTAGTTCCAACACGAAAGTATCACCACGTCTACAGGTGATGTCTACTCGTGAAGCGATATCTAGATTTATACTGGTTGCCATATTGCAAATTTACGCTTTTATAGGAGTGCCTCTAGCGGATCCACGTCGCTCATATCCTCCAGTTCTTGGCGCTGACCTTGACGCTGGGAGATGAGTTTTGACTGCTGGACAGCCTGCTTCTTCACTCGTTCATCTTTTCTATCTTCCTTGGTAATGTCAAGCTGCTCCTTGCGACCGATCTCCTGATCTTTCACCGCGATGCGGGACTGACCTTCAATCTGTGCGAGCTGCATCTTAAAGCGATACTCCATCTCTAGGAGTTGTGCCTTAACCTGACCCTCAAGCTGTATTCTCTGAGCCTCTAGCTGAGCCTTCATCTGTTCCTCCTGCATCTTCCCTTGGGAAGTGGCTTGTGCAACTTGTGCATTCGCCTGCGCTTGGAGCTGGCTGTTCATCTGGGCTTGTTTCTGCATCTCACGCATACGACGCTTCCGACGTACGATAAGGAGCTGTTCTGCCTGATCCACATCCTTAAGCTGACGGATAGCAATGGCATCTTCAAGATCAATCTCTTTCTGAGCCAAAGCGATCTGGATGTTCTGCTCTAGGTATGCCTTCTCATTGTCACCCATCTCATTAACAACCCGGATACCGAAGTTGTACATAGGTAGGTTCTCAAAGCTCGTAAGTAAGTCCATAGACTTCTCACCTAAAGCTTTAACATAGAGGTTGTAAAGTACTGATTCTCTGGGCAATACCTGCAAGCATTTTACTACGTCTTCACACACCTTGCGGAACAGCACATTGGCTGAATTGGTGATGTCATAGATTGCATTGTTGCCGGCAGCCATCTGCTGCTCTCGTACACCTACAAGCTGCTCTCCCTTGGGAGACGTGCCGTCCATTACCTCGTTGATACCTGTGGCATCACGGATCATACGCAAGTAGTGGTTGTAGATTCCGATCATCTCGTTGATGTTTCGGATGTTATTCTCCAGCGGGCGAACAGGTGGATTCTGGAATCCGCCCTCTGGATTACGGGAGCGATAATAGAACACACCAGTCTGCTCGTAGATATCTTGGATATCTAGAGGCTGGAGCTCGCCTCCACGTCCCAGCTGCACGTTCTCAAGACCCTCAATGTCCACCAACAGTCCGTCGGGTTTAGCCTTAGCAATGGCTTGCTGGATCTTTAAGTGAGTGAGCTGTAGTTGGTCCGCAAATCCAATGATCCCGTTGACCATAGACTTGGGCATCATGCGGCGCATATTGTTTGCAATAACGCTGTATGACATTCTTGTTCTGGAGATGTCGTGGACATTCTTAGGTAGGTTCTTCTGCATACCATATGCGAAAAGATGATCCGTACCTACAATGTAATTACCTCCATAGACGGTAGTGTTACGCATCGCCACTGGCTTGCGATCATACACGGTCTGCGTAGGCATCTTGTACTCGTATCCTTTGTAGTAGAAACCCACGTTACCAAAACGGGAATTCTTCTCCTCAAAGAAGATCTCGTCAACAGACAGGAACTCAAACTCCAACACCTCAACAATATACTCGTCGTAGCCGTAAGACGTCTTGTCTAGGTTACGATCGTAGTAGCTGTGAGTCATCTTGTTTGGGTTGTTGTTGTAGCGATGACGTACGCTCTTAGCGATCTTTTCAAACTCCTCCTCAGAGAACTCATTGCCAGCCTTACGCTTTAGGTCTTGGATGGTCATGCGCTTGATGTGCCCCATATAGACAACATCAGAGAAGTTCGGATCTTCGGTGTAGCTGTGGATGAAATATGCAGGATCTACATATTCCTCTACGATGCCGTAGTTGGGATCGTTAGTTCTTTTAACTACAGCCATGCCGTTGGTTACGAGATCTTCTACAGAACGTCTGTAAATCTTCTCGTTAAAATCATTCCAGCTTAGCGTAAGATTAATCGCAAGCTGAGCTACAGATTCAGCAGCTGTCTTTAGGTTGGCATTCATGAAGATGTCTGCCTCGTCCTCCGTCTCTGGAAGGCTGTCAATATCAAAGTCAGCACCTAAGCCCATGTCTTTGGCTTTCTTGTGCAGATCTTTGTTTTGGATACGTCTTTTGATCTTGTCGCGCTCACGCTCCTTCTCCATCATGGATACAGGATCAATAGCCTCAACCTTTGGGTATGGCTCGCGCGAAAGGATTTTGTTAACTACGATCTTTACGAACTTGGGAACAATGGGCACTGGAGTCCAGTCAAGGTTCAACAATGAACCGTCACCATTATTTGGATCTAAAGAAGTTAAGATCTTCTTGTAGATGGTCGTATCCTGTGTGCCATTAGCATAGTCTCGGTTGAGCTCAAACTGCTTTAGCCTCCGGCGATAAATAGAACCTTCGTCATCCGCAGAGCCCCATTGCTTCTCAATGGCTTTAGCATATTTAAGCCCATAAGCCTTGCTCATCTTTACGACGGCGTCAGCTAGGGGATTCGGAAAGTTTCCGTAGTTCTCCCTTTCATTTATAGATTCATGCATAATAAGGGCTATATTTCTATTATGCAAATATAGCAATTATGCAAAGGGGCTTTTAACGCTCTATAGATTTAAACGTACGAAAGAACTTTTTGGCGCTGAAGTCTGTTTTAGGTTTTTCCTCCTTGTACTTTTGAGCAGCCAACAGAGCCAGACCAGAGCTAATGGTTAAGTCAAACTTTGTACGATCGTCTATGCGGTATCCAATCCAATCCTCTAAGGTTCTGCTAAGATACATCTTACCCATCTCCCCAGTTTCAGGATTGTAGCCCACGTGGTTATGGATGTACGCCTCAATGGCTTGGGCGTGAGAATGTATAATGTCCTGAGAGTTAGATGGTATGCCCTTTGTCTTTGAACCAACAGTTGAAGTCTTTAGGTGGTCCGGTCTGTCCATCAAGAAGTTATCATACCCGCGCTGCTCAAAGTAACGGGCGATCCCGTACTTGTTGTTTTCTATCAGGATGGGATACCCATAGAACACAGCTGCCATCAGAACATCCTCGTAGAATATCTTCGCCATGGGAGGACGGCTAGCGTACTCAGCGACGAACATATTGGAGGGGAAGTTCATGTTGAACTTATTGAAGAAGTGGCACGCCCCTTTAGATCCGCGACCATCCACGGTAGCATCAAGGTCATAGGAGTCAACTCCTCCACAGCCAATGGCGTCCTCCGGGGGGCTCTTCTTGTTGTACTTGATTACGTACCTATTCTGCCTTTCTTTAGGTGGGAGCCATGATATGTACCATCTACCATTTGGATCAGGACTGAAGATAACGCTCCCGTCAACGATGCCGTTGTCCCATACGAAGTTGCCCCTGACGACAGGATTGGGATACAGCTCTTGGTTGTGTGAGATCTGTTCGTAGATCTTCGCCACGTTAAAGATGCTGGACTTAGTAGAATCACGAAATGCTTCGTCCGGAGTAAATGGGAACTGACGGATCACTTCGTTGAGTTCGTACGGATCCTTCATCAGG